TTCGGGTGAAACAGTATCACCGTTGCCGCTTTGCGGTGAAATGTTAGTCCAGCCGGTTGTAAGGCTACCGTGGGTTCATTGCTATCCGCGGCTGTGACGTGAGCTACCCATTAATTTCACCAACAACTAGCCCTGTCGGTTTTGTTCACGTCGATAGTGTTTACTTCTGACGAAGACCAGTTTGTAAATGATGTTGATTCTACAACTAAAGCCATATTAAATAGAAAAGATGCCGTTAGTGTTTATGGTAGCTGTAAGCGTGCCTCCTAGTGGGGTGAAGGTTGTTTGTGTGCCTCCTAAAAGCAACTCGTTGTAGGTAAGCATTTCAGAAGTGGTAGTTGTTCCTGTGTCAATATAGAACCCTACTGCATTTGTACCCGCTGGCACTGTAATAGCTCCTGTTACCAAGTCTGCAATGTCAAACTCTGTGCGGTTGTCTGTGTTGTCTGTTGTTATTGTAAAGCCTGAGACTGTGAGGTCTGTTGTGCCTGCTGCTCGATTGGCCACAACGTCTGAAAGAAACACCTCTGTATCGGGGTTTGGTGTATATGATGGGTCAAAGAAGATTGCCTTGATGGTGACACTATCCATGTCATTCTTAGCAATTGCCTTGCCGAAAGTGTTGTATTTTACGTTTGCCATATGTTATCGGTTATTTTCTATATTGTAATTAAGTGCTGGTCGGACGTCTCTGTTTCTTCGGTTGTAAGCTTCTTTTATCTCTCGCTCTAGCTTCATGAGTTGCTGCACGATGCGGTTGTGGCTGTCTAAGTTGTTTCGTCTAGCGTAGTCCTCGGCTGGTACTAGGTAGAAGTATGGGTGGTGGATACCGTAGAAGCCGGGAGTCTTATTTGTGTCTGTGTGTGTAAAGTAACTAGCTTCACGGTTTATTGATACCTTTAGGCCGTCTGTGACGTCCTGTGAGGGCGTACGGTCGAGCTTAACGATGTTTGCTGTCGTATCGTATGCACTTGCTGTTCCCACCTCATTAAGCCCATTGTAGAAGGCTGTGTGTCCTTTCTCTGTATCAGGGTCTACTGGGTCAAGTGGTGCATATTGTCCGTTGTTAAGTACATACACTTTGTAGATGTCGAGTAGTACGTTGCCTGTTTCGTCAGCGTCAAAGGTGTAGTTCCGTTGCCCTGCAATTAGGTTAGTGGTGATAGTGGGTAGGTCGTCATGGTTTGCATCGTCTAGCTTCCACTTTCCGTCGGACGGAAAGGCTAGTCGCATGTACGCGTCTATTGCTAGGTTTGCATCAGCGGTGTATTCCTTTAATCGGTTTACATTACCCGACACGTCGCCACGGCTGGCACCAATTTCACGCTCATACATTTGTACGAGTCCTCTGAGGTTTTCTGTATCGTTGAATTTAAGTGACATATTGTGTTTATTTACGAGGGGATTTTAAGGCAAGACCTGGTGGGAAATCTTACCCTAAAACCCCACCATAAAGGTGAGGTGGTAGGTTAGTCTGCTGGTGTTACGGTGATGTCGATTGTCAGTGCTAGACGTGGTGTCCAAGCTTTGAAGCCGATGTAACCGTAAGTTACAACTTCCATACCAGTTTTACCTGATACCATCTTTTCATCTGTTTTGATTCCACTTGGCATTGCCATTGTAGAAACTCCCTTTACTCCTGCCACTCGGTGTCCATCATTTGTCCATGTGGCTGTACCTGATGTTGCGTCGGTGAAGGTTCCTGCTCGTACTACGTAGATGTCTACTCCCATCCATTGTGAAACTCGTCCGTTAGTCAACACTGCGTCTGCGTTGTTGAATCCGTTAGTTGCTCCAGCGTCGATGATTCCTACCATGTCTGTGTTCTCTACAACTACGTACATGTTACCGAAGTATCCTTCTGAGTACCCTGATAGCTGCGATACGATGTTTGCAAAGATACCGTTTACGTTTGCTGCTGTAGCAAATCCTCCAGCTGCTGTTGTAAATGTTCCTGTACCTGCTTCACATAGTGAGTTCAATACATATTCGTCAATCTTCTTAGCTACGTTGAAAGCCATTTGCTCTGTTCGGGCTGCGAATAGGTCGAATGATGTTAGCAACTCTTGGAAGTCCATGATGTGCTCTCCAACGATGAATTCGTCAGTTACGTCTAGGGCTTCGTCTGTAGTTGTGAAGTCTGCTGGTGTGTATGTACCAGTTAGGGCTTGTACCGTTACAGTTGGTGTTGAACTGTATGGTGACTGGATTCGTTTGTTGTTTGAACGGTCTACTGAGGTAATCTTTTCAGATACCATTGCTCCTCGGAGAAGAGTGTCTAGGGTATTTGAACGATATTTGTCTCGATAAACTCTGTCGGCTACTGTATTTGCCATGATAATTTGGGATTATTTTAATGTAATCCCACCAGTGGCTACCGATTCTTGATTCTGAGGATTGCGAGCCGTGCCATATCTTCTTCCTTGTCTGGCATGACTCCCTTGCGGGCGTCTGACATTAGTCGGTCATCTGATACTTGTGAGCTTCCGCGGCGGGTTGCGCCGGTGTTCACTGCTTGGGCTGATTTACGTTCCTCGTTCTTTTCAGATAGGGTAGCTTTTAGAATTGACGCGCCGAGAGCTTCTTTCACGCTGATACCTTTGTATTTTGCGTACTCCAACACTTCGTCAATGTCTTCGTCTGCGATGTCTGCCTTACTAAGTGCAATGATGTCTAGTGTAGACAGGTTGCCTGTTTGGGCTTCTTTCTTCTTCTCTGCGGGCTTGTTTTCTTTCAATGCTGCTTCTGCCTTTTTAGCACGTGCGTATAGTTGCTTCTCTCGCTCCGTATAGTCAGGCTTGTCTTCTTCTGTAGATTCGTCTTCTTGGTCTACAGTCTCGGTGGTTGAGTCGAGTTCCTCTGATTCATCAGTTTGTGAGTCGATGTTCTCTAATTCTTCGTTTTCCATATTTATGAGTTATGTCTCTATTAAGAGTAATTATACCACGTTTATTACTGGTACAACTACTTGCTGCTGTCCTGGGCAATCCGCTTCTGTGTTTCTTCGATAGTTTCTTTCGCGTCGCCAGCTAGTTTAGACAATACGACTAGAGCGCCATTAATGTGACCAATCATCATCTGTCGGGCTTCGATGAGTGTCTCACGCTTTTCTTTCGGTACGTTGGTAAGGTCTAGTTCAGTCCACATGTCACGCCCCATTCCTAGAGGGTCACTCGGTGCAATCTCGTAGAGGAATAGTTTTCGTAGTGTCTTGAGTCCTTCTTTGTTTCCAGCGAAGGTGGCGTTTAACCAGGCTAGTTCTGTGTCGTTGATTCGTTTATCATCCATACTATTTCTTTTTAGTTACTCGCTTTTTAATCGTTTCAAGTTCCTGTTCTTCGGGGTCTTGTAGTTCTACTGGTTCGTCTTCTAAATCTAGTCCGTACTTTGCAAAAAGAGCTGCTTTCTTTTGTGTGTACTTCACTGGGTTCTGGGCTTTGTATCGCATGAGTGATTCAAGGATTTCTTCTTTGCTCATTGGTACTGCACCTTGCATCGCTTGCTCTGGTGACGGCACGAATCGCTTTCGTTCTATGTTGTTTGACATAAGTCGTTTAATTAGTTGTTTAATCATAATGTTCCACCCCACCGTTTTATTGATTAAGTTGAGGTGTTTCTTCTGGTGCTAGGTCTTCTGGGTTCATTGCTGCGGCTGGTTGCACTGGAGCGGCTTGTAGTTGAGTTAGTTCCATTGGTGAGAACGTCCCTGTTTCTTCAAGAATCTTAGAGAGTACCATTCGAGCGTTCTGTGTATCTCCCATACTTGCTAGGTTAGCGAGGACGGTTGTGAGAGTCGTAAGGTTAGCTAGTTTATTAGACTGCTCGTTTGTTACCTGTACTTCTACGTCCCACTCAAAGTCTTTGAATACTTCTTTCCATGTCTTATTTGTCATTTCCGATGGTTTGTAGTATCGGGTGTTGCCTAGAGCTTGCATTTCCTTTTGTAGTCCAGCTTGTGTGCCTTCTACGTCTGGAGCTTCGGGAAATGGAGTATTGCCGTTGATTGGTGATTTCAAATACGCGAGCATTTCTTTCTTGACTCGTTCGTTCTCAATCTTCTTGGCTTTGTTCGGTAGGTAGATTGCGTCAATCTCTCGTACACCGACGTCGTCTAGTACAGCTACTATCTCATCTTTAGTGTTTAGTTGTTTCTTGATGAATGGGATAACAAACTCTCGCCAGATTTCCTCTAGGGCTAGCCCTTTGTTCTCGGTCATTAGTTCAAATAGTGAGTGTGCTTCTTGCTGGAGCGCTTCTACTTGCCTTGCTGCGGTGCTGGATGGCATTGTGTTGCCCTTTAGAGCGTCTGGAGATGATGTTTGTTCACCACTATTCATCTTCCATGAGGTTGCACTGTTCTGGAGTGAGCCGATGTCGTGGGAGGTGTTCGCTAGTTGAGTGAGAGGTTGATTCTGTTCGTGATAGAGAATAGAACCTGTGTCGAGGTTGTGGGCGTTTTTGCCTTGGTAGCTTGGGTCTGAGGTTTGGAAGATTAGCTTTGATGCAAGGTCGAGCTGGTCTTTAATAGCCTTCTCGTTATGGTTTACCATCCACTGAGCCTCGAATAGGTGCTCAACAGCTCCAATAGCCATTACCCGACCATCTTCTTTCACTAGGTGACTGATGTGGTAGGGGTTCTTCTCTTGCCCTGAGTATAGTGTGTAGTCGAGGTATTCTTTCTTTCCGTCCTTACCGTCACCCTCTTGTACAAACGACAGGATGTGTACTTGCTGAGTGAATACCTTTTCATCTGATTCTTTGTCAGTGATAAGCGCCTTGGAAAACTCGCCGTGTAGTTCATACACTTCAAGGTAATCTGCTTTGTTGTCTTTATTCTCTTTACCAAGTGACTCACGTGAGGTAAGGGCTTGGGTGATTAGGGCTTCCACCTCGTCTTGGTCGAGTAGTGGGTGCTTTCGTAGTTGCGCTGGGGTGTAGTAGTGCTTCTCGATGATTGGATTACCGTAGAAATCAATTGAGTCTACGATAAGGCGATTCCAGGGCACGATAGTTGCTACTAGTTTGCCATCTTGCTCTACAAACTTAGATACAGCTGAGCCGTAGCGAGCTAGAGTCCTTCCCCAGTCATTAAGCCAAACACCGACACCAGCCTTACGCATCCATTCCTTAGACTTTACGTCTGCTAGTAGTGCTGTGGTGTGTTGCGCTTGCTTGGTTGCTTTGATGCGGATGTTCGCTCGGTCAATGTCTGTCGCTCGATACCAGATGTTTGATGCAGCAGTAACGATGTTAAAGAACGGCTTGTCTCGCCCTAGTGAATCTTTATCGCCTGAGATGTGCTTACTAAACAAGTACGCTTCGATGCGGTTGATGTTGTCTCTTACTGAGAATGAAACATGCTCGCTGATATTTGTATCACCGGAGATGTAGTCTTGTTCTTGTTTTCGTACTATTTCGTGTGGGGTTTGCATGGGTTATAAATTGTCCACCAATTTACATTAAATATGTTTGGCTTTATTATATCACGATTACTTGGCGCTGTTCATGTCTGAGAAAGCGCCGCCTTGCAGGAACTGACTAGCTGTCTTTGCTGCTCGTTCCACTTGTGCCTCTGTGTTCTGGGGTGAAATCTTTTCTGTGATAACAAAATACATTCTCATAATCCAGCAATCAGAATCATCGGGTGAGCGTCCGATAACATCTTTTACCTTTTCCTTTGGAGAGGCAAAGCGTTTGCCATCACCCTTTGACTCATCCTGGTAGCAGGGGTAGTTCTTCGAGCGTGGCTTCTTTTCTTTCACCATCTACCTCTGAGGATATCTTGTGGTTGTTTACTAAGTCAGCTAGGGTAAACACACACT